AAGTCCTCGTCATTTAGTTCTTGGTAACCTCGGAAAAACGTCTTTGCAAGTCCCATGTACTTGCGTTTCATAAGTTTTTCAATTCGTGCATCCTCAACCACATTCACAAACTGAGGAGGAATTGCAACCTTCTCCAACCAGTTCTCGTCAGGGGTAAAGAGTGCATGGCCAACCTCATGACCGACCAGAAGGTCATACACAGTGTTGCTTGCCTTATCCCACAAAGGAAGAGTCAGAACACGGGTGTGAACGTTGAAGCAAGCGGTCTGCACTTGCTTGTGCTCCACAATCAAGTCCTCAGTGGCAAGCAGTTTTGCAAGTTGTGATTTGATTTCGTGCTTGACTGCCATAGGTTTGTCTCGGATGTCCCTATAATACTAAACCCCCCGCCGAAGCGGAGGGCACTTAGTGACAGTTCTCCTTGTGTCTACAGTTGGTTAGGTTAGAATGCTTCGGCAAATTCTCTTGCATGTTGCTTGATCGTCGCTGCACTCTATTAAGCAATCATAATAGTCGTTAAGTAGATCGGACTCCTCCATGGCGTGATCTAATGTTTTAGTCAATCGCTGAACGCTTTGTTTCCAACCCGCCAACTGATTATAAGAAATGAGATTATGCATAATGTCCTCCATAATGCTTTTCGGACAAAAAATAACGAAGAAGTTTTAGCTCATCATTATCTCCAATTCTATATTATATAGTCAGCGTATGCTAACTTAATGAAGTTCGCGTCATACTTAATATTTTTTACATATTTTGATACAATACTTCAAAGTCTTTTTGATAACACGAACGAATATTCCTTTCCAACTCTGGAGTTCTGGTAAGTTTATTACCCTCATCAGATGCCTTTGGATAATAAATGTCTCTATCAAATTTCAATTCAACTTCTGATATATTACTCAGCCACTCAGTAAATGATTTATCCATACCATCTTCAAACTTCCATACATGAGTGTCTGATCTAAGAAAGTCAACTTGTGGTCTATACCAATTCAGAGATCCCTCTAATGGTAGATTTTCAATCATAGAGGAAAACATATAAGGATCTTCCATGACCGATTGGATGTCATCACCATAGGTTCTTTTCAAATAAATTGATCCAGAAATAAATTTAGTAATTGGATTTCTGACTATGGAAAAATGGGGAATACCTTCAACATCAAGATATTTTTCATAGTGTTCTCTATGATAGTGTGCGATCTCATATCCGTTTACAACGGACATCACGCCATAACCTTGATTTAAGTATTCATCATCCCAAGTAAAACCATTTTCCAATAAGTTTGCTTCAACAAATCTACCAGCTGTCCTTGGTATATGTGCAAAAAATATTCTCTTGCCAGTCTCTTTGTGTCTAAAAGTTGGCATCAAATCATCCTACTAAATCCTTTAACCTTTTCAAATCTCATTACATTATCAAATCGATCTTCAAGACCGGTCTTATGTGAGATAACAAATACGTTAGCATCTTTCACAACGTACTTGATAATCTTGAGGAATTCTTCTGTACCAAATCCATCAAGAGAACTATCAAATACCTCATCCATGATGAGTAAATTCGTGTTGACAGAGTTCTTCATCCTTGCTACCTCTCTCCAGGTAAACAAGAGTGCCAAATCGATTCTCATCTTCTCTCCCTCGCTGAAAGAAGAATAGGAAAAGTTTTCGTGAATTGGGGACTGGACGGTTTCGTTAAATTCCTCATCAAGTGTGAAGTTGATGTAAAAGTCCATCATCTGTAGATAACGATTGACTTGCTGATTTATCAGCGGTAGATACTTCTTAATGATTTTGGATTTAACTCCACCGTCTTTAAGTAGACTATACGAAAAATCGTAATAGTTGATCGTGTCCTTACGTTGAGCGAGTTCGTCGTATGTAGTTTTTAGATTGTCCTTGAAGGTTGTTAGCTTCTCATGCTCAGTATTTCTGTTTGCAAGTTGGTCGGTAATTCTTTGAATTTCCGATTCCAGATCTCTGACTTGTCGTTGACATCCAGCGATCTTAATATTGTTTTGAGAAATGCCATGCGTTAGTGTGGTGATCTCCTTCGATAGGGCAGTGAATTGACGCTCTCGCTCTTCTTCCTTATTAATCGCTTGTTCCAGTTCTTTATAACCGGATTGCAACTCCTTTGCTTTATCTTGAGCGTCGTTAATTCTATTTATTCTGAAGGTCTCTTCAATACCCTGATTACAGGTAGGACAAACCGTATTCTGTGTGAAAAATTTATGTTCCTTAGTAATGCTTGATACTTTGTTAGAGATCTTGCCTTTAAGATTACCAAGAGTGCGAAGTTTTTCTGTGGCACCTGAATACTTTTCAAGTTTTCCCTCAAGAGAAATGAGTTCTTCATTCAGTCTCTCACCATGATTCATCAAATTGTTCTCTTCATTCAAGATATAACCGATGTTCTTTTCTTTGATGTGAATATCTTCATGACTCTTGTTCTCAATCTGTTCGATAAAGTTCTCTTGCATCTTAACTTTATCAATCAGAGATTCTTTCTTTAACTCTAGAACTTTAATTTCTTCTTTAACTCCACGAATCTTTTCTTTGATCAAAGTATTCATGGATGAGAAGATACGAATATCTAAGAGATCTTCAATAACGTCTCTACGATTTACTGCAGTGAGTTGCATAAAGGGAACAAATGTGCTGCTGCCTAGAATCACAATCTGAGTAAACGACTTGTAGTTCATCTTCAGAACATTTTGCTCCAACCACTTCTGCTGATCCAAAGCTGCAGCAGACTGATTCATTGGAGATCCGTCTTTATGAATTTCAAAAATGTTTGGTTTGATTCCTCGAATCACTTTCCATTTGGTTTTTCCAATAGTAAACTCGACCTCAACAACACAATCCTTCTCATTAACTGAGTTGATGAGTTGTGGTTTATTAATTTTACGAAAAGGTTTTCCAAACAAAGAAAAAGTTAATGCATCAAGCAAAGTACTTTTACCAGCACCATTTGTTCCAATAATCAAATTGGTAGCATGAACTGTTAGATCAATTTCAGTGTTTTGATTTCCAGTGGAGAGAAAATTTTTCCAACGAACTTTTTCAAATAAAATCATGTTTTGTGTCTGGAGGAATTACGAGATCATTTTTGGTAATAATTGAATATTTGTAATCATGTATTTCACATGTTTTTATCATTATCTCATCTTCTACTTCAATAACATGCATTTCAGGACTACCATCTTCCTCCAGCATCATAGCATATCTCATCGCATCATCTTCTTCTTGAAACAAATATAAGATATCTTCCCCATCCTCATCACAGACAGAGTATGCTCCTGCCGTCTCTTTACCGTAGATTGTTAAAATATACATTAGATCAACTCACATGCCTCTTGATAAGTCTTTCTCATAAAGTTTTGAATTCTAGATTTATCAAGATCAATTTCAGCCTCTTGAATGTATCGATTTAAGATTGAAAGAGTATCCTCAGATTCAAGAGGAGTGAAATCATCTTCTCCATACCATCCACCAAAATCAAAGTTCTCAACAACCTTGAGTTCTGCTATGCCTGTATCATACAATTTATCAACAAACTTTTCAAACTTTTTGGTATCAGTCTTTTTACGAACAACTACCTTTACGATTTTATTTTCATATTCGCGAGCATCAAACGTTTGATGATCTGTGTCCTCGTAGTAGATATTGTAGAACAATCTAAAAGGATTATCTACTGGAACATGTTCCAGAGTCTCTGTATCAAAGATGTGGAATCCTCTCCGATCACCAACATCTGTCCAGAACATTTCGTATGGATTTCCCAAGTAGAAGATCCGTCCATCATCCGATCTAGTGTGGTAGTGACCGCTGTAGACATTGGTGAACTTTGAATATAACTTGCTCTCAGCACCATGATCCATGACGATCTGTCGATTAACTCTAAATCCCTTGAGTTCAAGGTGCCCCATCGCGCACTTGCAAGTTGTCTTTTGAATAAGTTTGATAGTAGTTTCTTCATTGTCCTGATTAATCCATGGAATGAACAATATAGGCAGACCACCAACTTCTACCTCTGTTGCTTCAGAGTATACTGTAACGTTATCATACTCACGAAGCAAAAGATCAACTGCATTTACATCGTTCGTATTCTTGTAGTATGCAGTGTGATTACCAACAATTGTATGGACATGGACTCCCATGTCTTTTAAACGATCGTAGTAATTATTTTTAGCCCATGCCAATGCAGAAAAGTCAATACCTTTACGACTATCAAAAGTATCTCCCATATCAATAATGGTAGTAATACCATTTTCTTCCAGATATGGGAAGAAAGTCTCATTGTAAAACTTCAGAAAGTAGTCGTGAAACAGTTTAGAGTTTTTACGACATCCAAAGTGTTGATCGGTAATGATTGCAACTTTCATCAACTACGCAATTTGGAATGGACGTTATCCTTAATTTGATTATAGTCGGAATAGTTCGATCCGTCAAGAGTGTTGTTATCATCAAACACCTCACTGTAACCAGATCGTTCAATAATCTTGTTCTTGATTTCTAATTGACGTTTCTCTCTTTGGATCCTGCGGAGAAACGCATAATGAATGATCTGCGTAAAGTAAGCAAAAGGATTTTGGG